ATGAGAGACCGACGCGTCATGAAGTTCATCGTCGTCCCTTTCCGGGAGGGGGGCGACAGCGCCTTGGTGCCCGTGGAGGTTCGCGCCGCCAGCACCAGCTTCGGCGCCGTGCGGGTCGCCCATCAAATGCGCGAGCGCCATATCGGCGTCGCGGCCTATGAAGTGATGATAGATCCCGAGACAGGGGCGATGGAGTCGCCGAAGGTTCTGTTTCAGCATGGCCGAATCCTGCCGCCAGAAGAAGCGGCCACAGGCTGGTAAGGGGGTAAGTGTCATGCCGCTCAATCCCCGCGCCTCGGAGTTGACCCTCGATCAGCTCCGCAGCCTATGGCTGACGAACAAGGATCCGGGCGTGCGTCGCGCGCTTGAGGAATTGGTCTTCCGGCGGGACCAGGTTCGACGCAAAGAGGAAGTGATTCAGCGAGTGGAATCGCTGTACGTCATCATCCACCAGGCGTGGCGTGACGAGGTCGGCGGTACACTCATCGCGCTTGAATGGCTGAAGTCAGCGCTCGGGGAAAACCGCGAATTCAGGGGGGAACTGCCGCAGATTCCCGGCGCACCTCCACGTTGAAATACGCGGCCAAAGATGACGAAAGTGAGCTTTTTCCTATTTTTTGATCATTTTCGCTATCTTTTCTGCGTCAGCGCATCGTAGCTGCGCTCGCAGGCGAGACCTGCGATGTGGGCAGCGTCAGCGAATTTAGCGAGTTCTCCCGCAGCTTGGTCAGCCCGGCTGAACAGCCCTGCGAGCAGATCGAGGGGATCTGTTCCGCCGTCGGTTGGCGCGCTTCCGCCGGTAGCGGAGGAACGTCGCGCGGTAGCGGTGTATTCGGCAAGCTGGTTGCGCATCCGGTCATAAGCAGCGTCAGAGGCGCGAGCCGCAGCGTTCGCAGTGTCAGCAGTTTTTTCGCATCGATCGAGATCCCGGCCAGCGTTGTCGTCGTCTGGCGATAGAGGTTGTTCGCGCCGATCAGGTCTTTGATTTGCTTCGCCTGGTCGGCAATGGTCGCCGATTGGTCGGCGTCGCGATGGCCCTTCCAGTACCCGCCAGCCACGCCGAGCGCTGCGGCCAGGAGGAGGGAGCCCCAGAATCGAGGATCAAGCCAGGTCACATTGCACCTCCCGCCTTCACATACTGCTGAAGCAACGGCGCGAGCTCGTGTTCCACCTGACCATACCCGGCGCCGGGAAGGCTCGCCCAGATGTTGCGGCATTTCGAGATCGCGACCTCGATGCGGCCTGCTTTGATATCAGGCAGGGCACCGCGCTCGCGGATCTGCTGGATCGCGATCTTGTCTTGGCTAACGGGAGAGAAGTCCGGGAGCCCGAGTTGCTGCTTGTAGACGTCGAAGTACCGCGACAGCAGTTGGTATCGACCAGCCGCTGTCGACCATACGTTGAAGCGCTTGATCCAGACGGACTTCCTCGGATGGTCGGCATAGCTGGCGAACAATTCCCCGCCGACGATCACGTTGTAGCCGTCGTCGGAAGCAGCAATGCGCGATGTGAATTCGGACCACGCCAACATGTCGAGAAACGCGCAAACGTTCATGCCGCCGGCCGCTGATGCGTCAATGCGAGCCATGTTTCTTCCCCCTGTTCATCCAGTACACCTTCCGCCCCATCACCCAAAGCCCCACGATCGCCATGCCGACAAGCATCAGGACTTCGGGGCCGTCGATCGCGTGACGCATCCATACCGGCTTAAATAGGTTCCCAACTGCGGCAAGCCCGATCGCGGAGAAGCCGACCGTGCCCCAAAAGCCGGTTTTGACGGTGTCACTCAACGCGACCCAGATGCACGCGCCGAGCACGATGATGTTCGCGACGAAGAAGATCGAGACCCAAATCATTTTTCAAGCCCTCCGGAGAGTCGCCGCTTGAGAGCCCCGATCAGGTCGGCATCGTTGATTTCCTTGAACACTTCCTTTGCAAGCGCAAGGCCGAACAGCCCCATCAAGAAGCCAAACGCCTGCTGCGCGCCGGCGTCCGTGATCGCGAAATACATCACGACCAACGGACTGAGGTAGTAGGACATCGCCGCGCCGGCTGCGAACGACATCGCCTTTTGCTTTCGTGTCAGGCCTTCGCCAATGAAGCGGAGCGCAATCAGCGATCCGACCGCACCCGGAAGCACCTTCACCACAACGGCCAGTGCGGCCGCAACGGCACCCGATGTTGGTTCTGCCATTGGTTTCCCTTTGAGCGCCCCCGCGCTCGGCGTGTTAACGAAAAAGCCGCCCGAAGGCGGCTGAAGGTCAAAGGTTGCTCACGTCGATCAGGATGCCCCCGTAATCGAGCGCTGACTGATAGTCATACTGGTAGCTGGGTGGATTCGGGGAACTGGGTCCGAAGCGCCAATTGAACGTCGAGAACGTCGCCGTGCCGTTGCCTGTCATCCAGCCACCGAAGCCAATGTTTCCGCGCCAAGAGCCAGACAGCACGCTGCCGTTGAACTGTGTCGACGGCGTGCGGATGGCACCCACGCCAATGCGGCCACCACCAGGTGAATAGGTCGCGCTGAAGCTCGTCGCGGCGCCGTAGTCGTATTGCCCATAGTCAGGTCCGGCACCGAGTACGTTTCCCGACACCACCTGACGGATGAGTGGGTACTTCATGTTCGAACTGGCGACAGGACGACCCGCACCGTCATAAACGATGAGCCCGTAACCTGCCCCCGCGACGACAACGTTCGACGAAAACACGAAGTAACCGACAGTCACCGGCGCTAAGGCCATGAGGCGCGTCTGCCACATGTTCGTTCCGACGTTGGCAGTCGAGATCACAACAACAGGTGTTCCGCTGGTGTTCTCCAGCACGAACAGCGGGTCGGGGGCGGTGTACCCAACATCGGCGATATAGCAGGTGCCATACACGTCTCCTGCCCCGGATCCACCCAGATACATAGACTGCTCTGTGAGCGAAACCGTACCTTTGCTGGTCAGGGAGTAGTTCGTGTAGGTACCATCAATCTGGACGACGCCCGTGTCATTCACTGCCACAAAACCGTATGCCACTAGCGAACCCCGTAGGTAATGTAGCCAGCCATCGTCACCTGAGTTCCCTGCGGCGCAGGGTAATACCACGACAGCGTGTTTCCAGATATCGTGATTCGCGGGAAGCGGCGATACGACCTGACGTCGTAGAAGAGCTGCTGCAAATGGAACGAGGCAAACGCCTCGCCCGTCGCAAGCGCGTCATGTTGAAGACTGCCGGACGTCCCGTTGATGTACACAGACCCGAGCACGCGGCCGACGCGCGAGCCGAGACCGAGCGTCAGCTCGCCAGACGGCCCATAGATTTCAAGTCCGGCCAGCATCAGAGTTTCCCCAACTTCACGCGCAGCACGCCGTTCTCGTCGTACACATACAGGCCATTCGGAGAGAGCACAACGCGCCCACCACCGTTCACCCCGTTCATATACAGGCTGCCAGCCTTATCCAGTCGCCAACCGGTGACGCCCTCCACGTAGTTGTTCGACTGGATGTAGTCGCCGATCATGGCGTTCGTGATCCAACCGCTACCGATGAAGGCTTGGCTGATGAATGTCTGACCGCCCTGGATTACGAACGGCGACGAGACCTGCCCGTTGGCTTGGTTGAGGAATGCGAACCTGTCCGCAGTGAACAGAATCTGCGACTGGACAGGCCCCGTTTCGTTGCTGACGCCGACCCCGATGCCGGCGCCGTAGTACTTACCGTCTGCTGTGACGCCCACCTTGATTTGGTACGACGCCGAGACCTTTCCGTCGAGCGACGCCAGCGCTTGCGCTGTGGTTTGGACCAGGGCGGTATTGCTGCCCACCGTCGCCTGAAGCGTCGTGACCTGTTGCGCGACTGCACGGTCTCCATCCTGAAACAGCGACTGGACTGAGAGGATGCCGGCATAGATGTTCATCGATCCGGCGTAGTCGCCTTCGCTCCCGGCGAACGGCGGCTGGATCGTCGCGATCGAATCGAGCAGGTCCTTCGACAGCTGTGTCTCCCCGATCTTCCCGTTCAGATAATCGAGGATCTCGGTGGCATCCGCACTCGCCTGCCCAACCACACCGTTATCCGTGGGATACCAAGGCCCGATGTTCTTGGACTTGTCGACAAGACGCACCCAGAAGAAGAACGTCGTGCCTGCCGCAAGGCCCATCATCGTGTGCGTGTTCTGTGGAAATGCGAAGTCCGCCAGCTTGATCGCCGTCGCGCGATCATTACTCTGGCTGTACCAGACTTCCGTACGCTCCACGTCGAGCGGCCCGGTCGGAAACCCCCAGTCTAGGCGAATCCCAAAAATGATCCCGGTAGCGACGAAGCTTGTTACGGTAGGCGGCGGAGACGTCTTACCCGCCAGCACCGTCTCAGTCGAGTAGGCGGGGATCGATGGCACGTCGAGCGCATTGACGGCCGTCACACGGCCAACGTACGTGCCCGCGTAGAGGTTCGGCACCTCAAGACTGAGAGAGCCGGTACGGCCAGCCTTTACCCACTCCCCGTTATCACGTCGCCACTCGACCTCGTACGCAATCGCACGATCTGCCGCCGCCCACTTGATGACGCCTGCCGTGGACGCAATCCCCTGAGAAATAACCGAGTACGAGTCCCATGCGACGTCCTTCGCCGGCGGCTGCACCGTCGGCGGAATCACGCTGATCGGACGCTGTTGAAGCCTAGTACCGCTATCGATGGCGCCGTACTTGTCCGGGTTGTGCTGGATTGCCGATACATCCCAGGACAGTCCGTCGCCTTGGGTCACGCTGAGGATTCGAAATAGTTGGGCCTTGAGCTGCGCGCTTTCGACGATCCATGTCGCTTGGGGCTGGATAGCCTCCGTCCAGTTCGCGGTGACGGTGACAACATTCCCCGAGACTGATTTGACCGTACGCGTTTGCGGAACGCCGCTCGGCAGCGTCACCGTCAGCGCATCACCGGGTGCGATTTGATCCACCCGGTCGAGCGTCACTGTCATGCCAACGGCCGAGCTCACACGCCCGCCGATGCGGCGACCGGCGCGGGAAGCATCGGCGACGCTGACAACACTTCCGGGCTGCACCAATGCCTCGTCAAGCCCGACGGAAAAGGAGACCGACTCCGTTTCGAGACGGCTCGTCAGAAGCGTCCAATGCCCTACCCGCTGCGCCTGTCCTTGACTGGTGCAGCCAAACGCTGTGGTCTCGGTCTGCTGGACGCCGTACCGCGCGATGCCGTCTTGGTCCTCGACGTATTCGACCTTTGCCTTATAGAAGTCGCGCGGATCGTTCCAGGTGACAAGCGCAACGGTCTTCCTGGCCTTCCAGCTTGAACCGGTGTACTTGAACTTGCCGCCGATAACGTTGGCGTTCGTAAAGCTGTAGACCGGATCGCCGGGCATGTCGGACACGGCGACGACGTTGCCATTCGCCCAGTACGCCATCCCCCGGAAGATTGTCGCGAGATCCTGCAGGACCTTGTATGCGTCCGCGCGCGATTGCAGGTAACAGTTGCATGTGAAACGCGGCTCGCGGCCGCCGTTCCCGTCGTCTACCAGTTCATCGCAGTACTGCCCGATCTGATACAGCGACCATTTGTCGACCTGCGCTGCATTTACGCGATGCCCAAGGCCATAGCGTTGATGCAAGACAAGGTCATAGAACACCCATGCCGGGTTATCCGACCATGCAGACTTGAACGTCCCATCCCATGTACCGACGTAAGCCCGTGTGGTCGGATCGTAGTTTGCCGGCACGCGGATGATTCGCCCGCGCATATGGTACGAACGCGTGGGCACGCTTTTGAACTGCCTGGCATCGACCTGAATGCCGATAACCGCCGTGTTTGGATAGCGGAGCTTCGCATCGATGATCTCGGTGAAACTCTCGATATTCGTCGTGTCAGCAATTGTCGTGCTGTTCGCGTTAGCCGTGATCCGGCGCACGCGCACTGACCAACCGTTCGTCGCGGGCGGCAGCTCGATGCGATGGCTACGCTCGTAAGGCGACGTGGTCTTTCCATCGAACGCCGATGCCAAAACTTGCTGGAAAGCGGCTCCGTCTGTTGCAACATCGATCGCGTATTCGATTCGGTAGCCGGTGATATCTCCATTGCTCGTGTTCGCTTGGGACAGCGCCGGCAGCGCGAGCGTAATTCGGACCGCCGAAAGCTGGATGTTCGTTACAGCACGCACCCATGGCGACGCCGAGGTCAGCGCGACGCCAACTGCCGTCTCGCTTTCCACCGACGGAAATCCCGGGATGTACGATTGATCCTGGGTGCCGGTGCGAACATCCACACTGACATTCTGGAAGTTCGCAGTCCCGTCCGCGTTGATGATAGGCGTGCCATCTAGGAACACGCTCTGGAGGCCATTCTTGAGTCCGACCACCTCCCCCTCGGACACCGCGTCCAGCACCTTTGCGTAAGCGATGGAATGCAGGCTATCCGGACTTTCGACGGGAGTGCGACTGTCGCCGCCGCTTTTACCGCCACCGCCGTAGCCGACAATCAACTTGCTCATTCGCTTCTCACCGGACAATAAAAAGCCCCGCGGCTGCGGGGCTGAAACTCGGGATTGGGGGAGGTGTTAGGTCTGGTCTTCGGCATAGATGCCTGCGGAGATCACTGCGCTGCCGACTGTCATTTCGCCGTACAGCACACCGACGGGATTTCCTTGCGCTTGCGTGTTCACGGGACCGTTGAAGTTGTAGCTGGCGCCGTTGCCCGGACTGTCCTTTACAGATAGACCTGACTGCTGCGGAGATAGCAATTGCACGACGCCACCAAGTGCCAGCGATGCACCGGTCATGCCCAGAAACGCGGAAGCACCGGACCATGCCACCGCGTTCAGCCCCGGAATAAATGACGCGGCAATTAGCGCCGCCCCGAGCACAACCTGAAAAAGTCCACCTCGCTTGGAGCCAGTCAAAACAGGAGCGATTCGGATTTCGTCCGCCCCCGTCGGTAGCGCAAGGTCGCCCTCGCCGATGTTCCTGCGCCCGATGAACACGGCAAAGGCGACTCCCTTCCGACGGCTTGCCAGCATCTCAGCCTCAAACCCTTTGAATTGAACACACATGGCCCGTACCGCCTCGACGGCATTCGCAACCGCAAACCGGTGCATCCTTCCAAAACGAGTTCCAAGCCGTCCATACAACCGAACTGTTTTCAGTCGTTCATTCATTTCTATAGGCGTAAAAAAGCCCTGCTAATGCAGGGCTGGTGCGACATCCGGAAATACTTAGTCAGACGCAAGCTTTAACGCCACTGAGCATCTTTTCGTTCCCGAACCATGACCGACTATAAAACGCGACGTTGGACCCTTGTTCGCCCGGAACGGCTTCGAAGACCGCGAAGTAATAGCCCGGATCACCAACCGCAATCTCGACCCCATCGCCGATCGGCGTGTACTTGAAGTCCAGGTCGATAGCACGCCAACGCTGCGCGACGCACCCTCCGACATTTGCTGGCTTCTTAGTCGACGCCGACGTGAAATCGGGCGTGCGCTGCTTGACATCCTGAACGCTCGTACACGCGCCCAAGACAGACACACTCAACACCGCGACAAAAAATTTGTAACGCATTTTGCCCCCCGAAGCATGTGAATGCGGAATGTTACCCCAACAGATTTCGGTGCCGCAGAACACAGCGAGTGATTTCCCGCCAATATCCGCCGTAGACCTCCCGCGTAGACAGCCGTCCATGCATGTGGTGCAGCATCAGCCCGTCGCCCAGATAAACCCCTGCGTGATTCGGTACGTCGGAACGCCGCTGCATTAGGATCACGTCACCTACCTTTTCAGGCATATCCTGGCTGACGGGCACGAAACCAGCTTTCGGGTATCCGTCCATGTACAGGTTCTCGCCGTGCGCCCACCAATCGTCACGCCGCTCGAAATCTGGCAATTCGATGTGTAGTTCGCGGGCATAGAAATCCCTGACCAAGGACCAGCAGTCGAGCACGCCATGCGCGAAGGTACGCCCGACGAGCGGCGCCACGTATCCCGACGGCTCGATCGAGCGAACATCGTCATCCGGCCATGATAGGATATGCCACGGCAGTCCAGTCGCCTCGCAACTCACGAGATCGGCTTCACTAGGCGCCGCCGGCGCATCCGGGTGAGAGTGGACCACTGCGACAAGGTCACCGGCCTCCTCTGCCGCCGCATAGTCCGCCGGGGCCATCACAAAATGCTCGGTGCCCTGAGCAAGGTTCTGGCAGCGCACGTACCGCTCACGTCCCTTCGCTACCAGGATTAGGCCGCAGCACTCGCGCGGATATTCGTCCGCAGCGTGCTTGCGGATCGCGTTCAGCGTTTTTTCGTTCATCAGACTGTCCGTACCAGATCCGCTGCCGGGAAACCGCCATACGGCAGTTCGTTGTTCTGGCCGAACCGGCATTTGCATGACGACAGCCGGCCGCCGCATCTGTCCAGTGACGGATCTGCCACTGGGTTGTCGTTCTTGTCGAAGTAGGCCGTGCCGGTGTACCCGCAATATGGGCCACGATAGCCGCCGATCGTCAGCCAGATGCAGACATTCGCGATGATCTGACGCCGGGGCAACTGTTCGCCGTTGAAGTCGAGCGCGCTGGCGAGTTCGAAGGTCACTACCTCGTTGGTCTCCTCCGTCTTCTGGTTGATGTACCAGAGCTCCGGCGGAAGTTGCTCGTCGGGATCCGCAGTGGGGTTGCCGTCGGGAAAATTCCGGGCGTCGAGATACTGACCGAGCGTCCGCATACGCGTCAGCTTGGCGCCCGCCATATCGTTGAGATACAGGCAGAGGGCCGTGATCGATCCGTCGACGTTGCCGACCGACAAGGTCGGTGTCGGCTGCTGCGTGTCGCCGCTGCGCGCGAAGCCCTCGACCTCGATCGGCCACGGCGAGAATTCGTTGCCTTGCCACCAGATGGGGCCAGCCTGCAAATGGCCGTGGAATCGGAGAATGTCGCCGTGCTGCTCGGTCGCATCAAGTTCAAATAGCTCGATCATTGCGCCAGGTTCAAGGCGCTGGACGTCAGAGGTAATTGGCATGATGAGTTAGGCGGTCTGTCCGCTCTTTACCACGGACCACAACTCCAAGATCGCTGCCGCAAGCAGGGGCGTCACTTTCGAGTAATCCACGGCCTGAGGCACGATCACCTCGCGCGTGCCGATGACGTCCTCCGGACCGATGTTCTGCGGGTCGTACCCCTCGCGATACACAGGCTCATACTGCACGGCATCCTTCGTCCCAAATACCGCTTCCGGGACGACCTCTGCGAGTTCATGTGCGATGAACCCGTCCACAACCTGCTTTTTCGCATCGGCGATAAAGTTGAAGCGAACGGGGTGCATCTCGCTCAGACGATCGAGAGCACCGGAGATCGGCACGACGTTCTCTTTGAGCCGGTAATCGGACGTCGTGTTGTAAGCCGTTGACGAACCGTTCGTCGTGATCGAACCCAACTGGCTGGCCGTGTTTCCGAAATACACGAGCGGGCCGGCTGCGTTGTTCACATAGAGACTGTATGAAGCATTGCTTCGGGAAACGGCAATGTAGCCAGTGGCGGAATCGATGGCCGCGCCATAAGTGGCGGCTCCGATCCCCGGCGTGCTGCTTGTCGTCCCGTACCGCACCACCCCCGTGAACGTCCCGCCGGCGAGTGGCATCTTCGCCGCGACATTGGTGTTGGTTGTGTCCAGATTCGCGTTCGTCGCAGCGATAGATGTGTTGGCGTTCGACAGCCCCGTCTGAAGTGCCCCGATAGCAGCCCCGTACGGATCCACGATGTCCTTCCCGTCGCAGTACAAAATCGACGACGCACCGGCCTTGATGACGGCCCCTGTGCCTGTGTCCGTCTGAAAGGTCAGGGAGAATGCGCCGGTGGTACTGTTCCTCACAACGTACATCTGCGGTGGATCCGCAGGTACCGTGACGACGCGCGCACCCGTAAGCTGTCCGGTGAGGTCAATGACTCCGCAAAGCGCCTCCGCAGCAGTGAGTGCAATTGTCCCAGCCGGGCCCCCGACGCCCTTCGGCAATTTCCCCTGCGCCCGCGCGTACAGTTCATCGAAGTTCATGTTGACCTTCGTGAAGCCTGAACGAGCGGTGTCCCCGTCCTTGCCTTCCGGGGGCGTTCCAAGGTTGATGGTCTGTTTCGTCATGTCAGGGGGCGAACGTCTGCTGAAGCGTAGCGCTGATGGTGAAAACCTGATTTCCTTCGCCGGAAACGGTGAAGGTCTCGCAGTAGTAAAGGCCCTGCGTACCGAGCGGCGGCGACCAATAGAACGACTTGAAACCCTGATGCCGCTCCAGAAAGTCTTTAAGCGGCTGAATCTTCTCCTTCGTGTTCGTACTATTCACGCTCCACGATGCAGCCAATGTGTTTAAGCCGTCACCTACGCGCTGCTCGTAGCCGTCTCCAAACTGCGCCTTGCGAATGCGGAAATTCGTAGTCCCGGACGATCCAACCTTGACGCAGAAATCGAACGTTTCGATCGCCATCAACCGCTCCGGTTACGCGCACGCCACAGCAGGCCACCCTGCCTCTGCTGCCGAGAAATCTCGTCGATGACCGCGGCGCGAAGCGCTTGCGAAAGCTGCTTTCCGGTTCGGTCTGAGTCGCCGCTGGTTTGGGTGGATGAATTACCGGAGTTGTCCACGTTCGTGATAACGCTGACGGACATGCCACCACCCGTTGGAACAGACGGCAGAATTGTCCCGGACGTTCTTGGAACAAACAGCTCTGCTCGCTTTTCGCCAACGATGTACGGCATGCCCGCCGTAACGGGACCGCCACTCGCCCGCATGCTCACCTTGGAAATGAGATCATCAAGTCCGGCCTGCGTCTTAGGTCCGTACACGCCACCGACCGTGGTTCCGGTCGCGTCACCATATGCACCAAGCGCAGCAGAGAATGCTGATCCAAGCAGGCCGCCGCCAATACCACCGCCGGCCAAACTCCCGAATATCGCTTGCGAGAGGTTCGCCGCCGCCGCATTCGCGAGCGCGCGCCTCAGGAAATCAAGGAAGCCCTTCAGCATGCCGTCGAGGCCATCCTTGAATGGATCGAACAGGAATTCGGCGAATGACGACTGAATGTTCTGCGCCGCGCTCTTCGCGAATTCATCGAGCTCGCTCTGCGCCTCTTTCGATTTGTCGGTCAGTTCGTCGAACTTCTTCTGGACCTGCGTGACCGCCCGATCGTATGTCTGGGCGTCGATGTAGCCGCCTTGAAGGAGGGTGTTGAGTTCCTGATAGTCGCGCTGCATACGTTCGAACGGCGACAGCGTATCCTCTTCGACCTTCTTGCCCTTGGCGATCAGTTCCTGGCGCTGCTTCTCCTGCTCGACACCGTCCTTTGCCAGATCAACAAGCGTTGCTGCCGTCAGGATCTGCTCCTTCTGTGCCTGGGAGACTGTGCCGAGACGTCCGGACTGGATCATCGCAAGCGCTTCTTCGGCGCTGGTCAGAGTTTGCACGGTGATCACCTGCTTATTGAGGCTCTCCAGATATCGGTCCGCCTCTGATTTCTTCTCTTTGGCTTCCTTCGGTGCCTTCTCCCGACCACTCGTGTAATCGAGGAGGGGTTTGGCGCCGTTCAACATACGATCGACCTGGTCTGATCCTCCTCCACCAGCAATGGCGAGCGTTTGCTGACGGGCTTTCAGATATGACTGCTGCTTTTCCAGCAACGTAATCTGCGCATTTACCGATTTGAAGTCACCGAAAATGAACTCGTTTACTTTGTTGCGCGCTCCCTTTGAAGGGTCGAGCGCATCACGCTGTTGGCGCAGCGTATCCAACTGCGCCCCAATCTCATGCAGGCGCTTACCCGGATCATCGTTCTCCTCCCCATTCGTTAGCAACCAACCGGTTAGAGAGGTTTTCCGGACGTTCTGAATTGTGTCGAACAGCCGATTGAGCGCGGGAAGCACGTCGCTCACCACCTCTTGAGCAAGCGTCTTCAGTTGCCCCGTCAGTTTGCTCACGTTGTCCTGAAACGCAGCCGCCTGTGCGGCTGAATCCTTAGACGCGCCAGTAAAGCTATCGACACTGCCGGCCATGTCGTTGAGCACCGGCAGCAAGTTCGCTCCGGACTTCCCGAACAGATCAGTGACGAGCGCAGTTTTCGCCGCACCATCCTGAAAGTCCTGGAGGCGCTTGGCGATGTCGATCATTACCTCGGATGGATCGCGCAGGTTTCCTGCGGCATCCTTTCCCGAAACACCTAGCGCCGCGAGTGCCTTGTTCGTCTTGTTCGTTTCGTCATCGACCGACGCCATTCCTTTGGCAAGGCGGCTAATGGCCGTCTCCACGTCACCGAAGTTATGGTTGAACGCCATCGTTGACTGTTGAATCTTCGACAGGTTTTCAACCGACGCGCCTGTTTTCTGCGCAGCGTCATCAAGCTCGGCCAACTGATCGATTGCATTCTTTCCCAGCAGGACAGCGGCGCCACCGGCGGCAGTGAGGCCCAAGCCGATACCGACGCCTAGCTTCGAAAATGCCGCGTCAATCTCCTTTGCACGCTTCTCGGCGAGCTTCGCCGCGCGGTTTACGTCCGTCTCGAAGCTGCCAGTCTTCGCCAGGAGATCGACTGTAATCGTTCCAATTGTCATACTCGGCGCCCCGCTGCGCGGAAGAGGTCAATATCTGCTTGGGTATGTTTGGGCTTTTCATCGCCGCTCGGCTGAAGCCAGTCGAGGCGATCACGCATCGTTTTCTCAGGATCCTCACCACTCGATATCGCTCCGGCGATCAGTGCTGCGGGGCGATAGAACCGGTGGTAATCATCAAACGGCCATCGCATATAGAAATCGGCCCAGCGCTGGAACTCCGAGTCGCTCATGGCTGCTTTCCACTCAGCGACCGTCCGGCCGCCCAGCGCAAGCGCTAAGACGTGCCAGAGCCATTCCTCGCCCCGGGCCTTCAGGCGTTTCCCGGCCCGTCCTCCGCGCGCCGATTAAGTTCGAGGGCCGCGGCGAACAACCGCTCGAGAACCGCCTCTTCCAACTCCTTCGCCTTTTCCAGCGTCAGTGCGGACTTCCCGTCCGCATCGCAAAGGCTGGCGGCAACGAGCACGTGATAGGCCATGCCGCGATCATCGATCGACGGCGACCGAAGGCAGTTCAGAAACCGCTGGTAGTCGTAAGAGGAGACTCGACGGAAGTACAGCTTGTGCGTCGATCCGTCCTTGAGTTGCACGTCCTTGCCGACGACTTCCGGGCTGACGAAAAACGATTTGTCGAGCATGCTCACCTCACACGGTGCTCAGTTCGAACTTTACTTTTCCAGAGCGCTGAACGGTGATCGTCCCCTTCCAGATGTCATTGCCCTGGATATCGATGTTGATGTCAGAGACGTACCCCTCGAAGATGGCCGACGCACGGCCATTGACCGGTTGCAATGCACCGTTGCTGTCCACCGTCGGCGCCGTTGTTCCGTCGGACGAATAGATACCCCACGAGACCGTTTCCCCGCTTTCCTTCAGGGCAAGCAGGTCCTCGTGAGCGACTTCGTTTTTGTGCACGTTGAACGCCACCGAAACTTGTCCGGGGTTGCCGAGACCGGCCACAAATTCACGGTCGCCGGTGTTGTCGAGGCACGTGATGTCAATCTGGTCACGCGCGCCGCCGAGGCCGGAGATCGACGTAGCGCATACGACGCGCTCAACCGTGTGGGCCGTCGGCTTGACGAAGTAGAGTTCGGTCCCTTGGGACTTGATGATTTCTTCAGCGGCCATTCTCGGCTCCAGAAAAGAAAAGACCGCCCGAAGGCGGTTCAGTACAACGCAATTTGGCTGCCATCAGCGGGGCAACCACCAATCGAAGACCATCGAAATTCGATATTTCTCCGTCTGCGCATCTCGTTCGTCCGCAACGTAGCCGACGCATAATGCGTACGGCTCCAATGCAGAGCGAACCGCGCCGGCAAGCTCCTCCACTTGGGCATCGTCTTTGGACCAGCAGTCGACCTGCGTTCGAAACTGGTCTGCGCACGCGCCTTCAAGCGCGTTCTCAGGCGTGCCACCGGGGAATGAGAAAGTCAGATACGGGGCAGTAACGCCCTGGGGTGCACTCCCATGGCGGTATGCACGTACGGGTGAGGCTCCAATGAGCGTAGTGACGGCCACGCTTGCAGAGAGCGCCTTAAATACCTTCGGGTACACTTCGGCCCACCTTATGCTTTACCGGACTTCGACAGCCGCCGAATGACCCTGTCGATTCCCTGATTCAATTCGTAGACTACCGTGCTCAAAGCCTGTTCACGTGCGGCGAAGAACGCCGGCGTCATCCAAGGCGTCGGCGCACGCTGCTCGGTGCCGAATTCAAGGTATCGAGCCGTCATGATCGTCTTGACTTGGTGCTTCTCGCGCAGCGTTTCCGGATACACGTACTTCTTGCTGCGGCTGATGAGCACGCGATAGCGTTCGTTTGCACCACTGCGCTGCGGATTAGGATCGCGGCGAACAGCGATCGACTGCGCGAGCAAGTCCGTCGAAACATACTGACCAGGGTCCGTCTTTTGTACGATCGCTCGGACCTGACGCTGCGCGGCTTTCTGGATGACGACCGCTCCCTTTCGAAGCGCCGTTTTGACCGGCCCACCTCGCTTCGAAACGATTTCTGCCGGCAGACTCTTGAGCGCCGCCAGCGTGCCGTCTAGCCCATGGAGCGTTTTGGTGTCAGCCATCGAGAACCCCAGTCTTCACCATCAGCGTCATGTCGCGCCGCGCCGTCCGATCCAAAATCGGCGGGGCGATAATCGACCAGACTTGTCCATCCCAGAACACGCGCATAACCGACGTCACGCCAGGGAGGTAGCGAATGATGAATCGTCCGTCGGCTTCGGCATGCACCGTACCCGAAGCGGCAAACTCGCGCCCCGGCCCCGCCTTAAACTCCGCAGGGACCTCGTCTTGAAACGTGGTCCATGTCGTCGATACCGCACCGCTCTCTGGATCTTGGGTGACCGTCTTTTGATCGATCCGGATTCGCTGATTCAGTCTCGGTCCAAGCACCTCAGACTCCCAGCCCGACGCGATATGGCATAAGAAGGGTTTCGGCGCACCTGCGCAGAGCGTCGAGCTCAGAAGCTGACGCAGCCTCATACTTGCCGCGAACGAGAATCGAGACTGCGGTTACAACGTCGGGTTCGACATTTGCGCCTTCGGGATCCGACGACTGTACGTCTTGCAACGGCAATGCCGTCAGGTTCATGAATTGGGCCGCCTCCCGCTCGGAGGCATCGAGATGCCTTTGCAGCATGTCGTCGTCCGCGTCATGGATCACGCGTAGATCCTGCTTGACGACTTCCAGTTTGATGATGCTCATGCTTTTCCGTATGGCCCTCACTCAGAAAGGCAAGACTCCAGTGTTCGCCTGGGGAACGAAGAGAGCGCTGTCTCCCGGCTGCAATTTATGATCCGGACCTTGCGCAATCGAGCGGCAACATCTGCAAAATGATCCGGCCAAAGTTCCAATGAACCTGCGTTGCCTAGACCTCGGGGATGGTCGCCATGCCAATGTGCGCGACCATTAGTTCGTTGGACGTCATAGCCCAACAAGAATATGGAGCTTGCGCCCCAGTGCGCCGCGAGCATGATTGCGCCCGCACCTGAGTTCCTGCTTAGATCCCACTGGACCCGCTCTACACCATTGACGCCAGACGCAACGGTAACGCGAGCACCGGCACACGCGGCCTTAACCTCAACGCCGTACATGTCCCACCAGTCCTTATCCATCGCATACACGACGTCAGCCCATGGGGCCGCGCGGAACGACGAATTTACGACGACGACCCGCCGCCCCTCTTGTTTGCTGCGCCACTCGCGGACCGCTTCGCAGTCGGCTGCTTCGAGGCTTGGGCCGCTTGCGATGCAGACGACGGTTGCGTTTCGCCAGCGGCCGACGGAGGGACATCGCCGTCACCCACAATGTGGACGAGATTGGCCCGCTTCAGTCCAGCAGCATGCGCATCACTCACGTCGAATTCTTCACCGCGACGGCGGGGGCCACCGTGGTCGAAACTACTCAGGGCGACAACTTTGGGCATTTCGTTTCTCCTTCAGCTCAGTGAGACGGGGCCGAAGCCCCGTTCAGGATCAGGACGCCGGGGCGTCCTTAAGGTCGCCCTTCACGAAGGCTTCCGGACGGAACACCGTCAAGCCCACACGTTCTTCGCAGAGGATCGTGACCATGTTCTTCACGAAGTTGTCGCGATCCTGATTGCTGATCGTGATGTTCGCGTCTTCACGGTCCCAACCTTGGGCCCCCATCTGGAACGATCCCGTGAGGAATTCGTTCGCGTCCATTGCCTGCGTAGCAACCACCGGGCGCCCCCACAGGCCCGGAGCGGCCAATCCGCGCGGGGTAGCGAACAGATAGGCGTTGTCGGTCGTCTTCGTGAGTTCGATCCCCGTCCAGTCGATCGGGTTGAGCACGATGCCGTCGGCCTCGTACTCGGCAAGCGTCACCTGAAGCAACGCGATGCGAAGACGGTCGATCGGTGTTTCGTTCTGGACGGAAACACCGGGATTCACATAGGCAGTTGCTTGCGTGTAGAGGCCGTTGATATTCAGGCCAACGCCCGACCCCTTGAGAAGCTGCGCCTCTTCCTTGAGCTTGAGGCCATACATCAGGCGGCCGTTGATGTATGCCTGCAACATCGCAGCGTCGGCCAGAACCTGTTTCGAAGCACGAATCCAGTGCGCGATGGTGACAATCGGTGCCTGGTCGAGTTCGAAAGTGATGTCCGATTCAGGCTTCGGGTTTGCGGGGTTTTCCGAAACGACGTTCGCGTTGTTGGTGAATCCCTTCTCGCGCACATACTCGATGCTGTTCGAGCTGGTTCGCCCCCAGTTCAGCAGGTCGCGCAGGAACAGTCGCTGCTGAGGCGGCATCAGGATGCCGGGCAGGCGCGTCGGCTGAATCAGCTCCCCGGCCGATGCATCGTTGCTGGTAACGGCCGCGTGGATCGAACCCACCTTGACGCTCACCGAGCCCTGCATGCCGGTGTTGAACGCCTTGACCTGTTCGGCCTCGGCGACGATTTCCCCCAGCGATTTCGGTGCGGCCGGCGCGCCACCGCCGTTTTCGAGTTTCACAATCGCTTGCTGCGCTGCCCGCAGGTCGGCTTGAAGTTCGCCTTGCTGGACCAAGAGTTGGTCGACCTTCGCCTTCGAATCGGCGGACATTTCCTGATGTGCCTTGAGATCTTTCTGGGCTTGTTCGGCATGGGCCTTGAGTTGGTCGTTTACCTTGCTCAGGGACGCGGTAATCGTTTTGACATCTTCTTCGAGCGGCATATTTATTTCTCCGGGATAGGAAAGTGAAGTGCTTCGGCATATGCAGAAGCTTCGCTAAGAACGGTGGGATCGCCCGCACCGGACGCAGCGGGATCACCCTCGCCGCCGCCGGCACGCAGGCCGGACTTGAATTCGGAAATGAGGCGCATTGCCTCGGACTTAGGGAGTCCTGACGCACGCAGCGCCGCCTCCAAGCGCCGAGCCACACCGGCTTTGGCCGCCGCGCTGTCTCGATCAACCTGGTCCGAAGCGAGCAGCTCATCGGCGAAACCCTGATCGATGGCCGCAGAGCCCCCCAACCAAGTTTCCTTGTCCATGAGCTTTGCAATCGCCTTGGCGTCGCCGCCCGCGTGGGCGGCATAGATATCCGCCATTGCCGCGTCGAATGGCTCCAACATGTCGGCGACGTCGCGCAGGTCATGACGGTTCCCGACAGCCATCAACCATGCGTTGTGGATCATCAGGAAGCCAGACCGCGCGATCTGGACTGTGTCACCGGCCATAGCGATGACAGACGCAGCCGAAGCAGCGAGTCCAAGCACTTTCACGGTCACTTCACCCTCGTGCTCTCGCAGGAGGCTGTAGATCGCAAGGCCCTCGAACATGTCACCGCCGGGACTATTTACGTTGACGGTCACCGGTCCGTTGCCCATGGTGCGAAGTGCTGCCGCAATCCGCTTTGCCGTTACGCCCTCACCAGTCCAATAGTCTTGTCCGATGACGTCGTACACGCTGATCGTTCGATCCTCGCCAACAGCAGATGCTTGTACGCTCGCATCCCAGCGATCAAATGCAGCCATCGAAACGTGCGAACGGATGCCGTCATGCGGGCGGCCGTAAGGCACGCTCGGCAATGTGCGGAGGCTCATCTGGTTATTCCCTTGTGGATGTGTCGTCTTGCAGGCCGAGAAGCGCGCGTAAGTGCGCACGCGCCTGCTGCATGGGATCGTTGGCGCCGATCGCGTCCAGCATGGTCATTGCGGACTGAACCGTCAGAACTGCTGCATTACCACCCATCGGCTCACGCTCTTCCAGTTCGCGCACTTCGTCGCGCGTCAAAATCCCGTTGTTGACCATCACGGAATAAAACGTCGCACGTGCGGCACTGTCGGCGCGCAGCAAGCCCTCGACTGAGAACTTTGCGTAGTAACGGGTTCGCTCCGCCGGGGTGAGAAGGTCTTTGCTGATCGCCTGCTCAATGCGCTTCAACCAGGGGGCGAGCGTGAACGTCAGGAAAGCGATCATCTGCTGCTCGATCCCAGTTCCCCAACTCGTCGACTTCTCCGAGTGACCGACCATCCAAGGCGGCACACGGAACCATCGGCAAATTTCTTCGACGCTAAACCCGCGCGACTCAAGCAACTGGGCATCGGACGGGTTGATGCCCAGCGTGTCAGCATCCATCCCACCTTCAAGCAACGGCGATTTCCCCGCGTTCAGCGCCCCAGTAATTTCCTTCAAGTTCTGCCGGAACTCGGTGCGCTGCTCCGGTTTGAGGACGTGTGCCATCTTGAATACGACGGTCTGCATCAGGCCATTCTCGAACGTCTTGTTTGCAGCGACGTCCGCCGCCTGCGCGGCACCGAAAACGTTCGCGCCGTACTGGATCACCGAAACTCCGCACTGACCATCGAGCGAGAAGCCAGGGACCAGCCAGATGCGATCGGGCGGAATTTCACGTTGGCGACCGTCCGATTCGGTGTAACGGTAGTTGAGAATTCCGTTACTACGCTTGCTGATCGCAAGCCGGCGAGGATCGAGGAAGTTGAGCCCCACCACCTTGCCACCGAGCATTAGCTTCTCGGCCCGCGCATTACCCCGCAACAGCATCGAGGCGACAACTGACTCCCAAAAAACGGACGCCGTCGTGTCTGCATTCGGCTGATCATGAATGATCCAGTTGAGCGGATGCGACGGCGCAGCACGCTTCCCCTTACCGGTCTTCTCGTACATCGACAGCGGCAGCGTGGAGATCGTCTCGGAGATCAGACGAACACAGCCCCACACGGCCGATAGCTGAAGCATCGATTTTTCCGTGACGGACTGCCCACTGGACGATCCGGCGGCCAGATACGCATCCCAGAACGCACCGTCTGAAAGGCCGATAGGCACGCCGAGCCAGTCCAGAACCGCGGCTTTAATCCGCCCTGGCTTCTTCGCAGTTCCTTTCATGCGATCAGAGGTTCTCTCAGGAAGTCATCGAAGTTGCCCTCATCACTGTCGCCGGCCATGGAAACGCCGACGGCCATCAGGAGAGCAACCATGTCATCAATCTTGTCGGCGGACCGCTTCCGGTCAGGCGCCATGTTCAGGTTCTGGTCCCTTCGCGCGACGAGGTTCGACGCGCACCACGTGAGTACTGGGTCGCCGCCATGGGCGACGTTCCCTCCGATGTAAGCGCGCTCCAAAGCCTGCATCGCCGGGTGATACGACTTCGGCCCTTGAACAAACTCGACCAAAGGCACATCCTTTTCGACTAGGCGGTTTACCAAGTCGGACGCGTTCCATCTGTCGTAGCCGATGTTCTGCACATTGAATCGCGCAACCGCGTCAAGCACGGCCGCCTCGATCACTGCGTAGTCGGTGACATCCCCGTCGGTTTGCTCAATGAGGCCGGCGGTGACCCACGCCTGGTACGGGACGGTTCCGCGCTCAGTTCGTTGCGACACCGCATGAGCCGGGACCCAGCGCCGCCCCCAGGTTAGGAACACATCGCCCACCCGCCAGACCAGCCGAAGAACGGTCAAGTCGCTCGTGCTGGCAAGATCGAGGCCGCCCCAGCAAGGCACACCGGCCAGTGCGTCCAGATCCACCGGATCTGAGCACTTCCCCCAGCGGCCTAGATCAATCCAAGCATCAGCAGAACTCGCGGGCCGATTCAGGCGCTTAATCTTGAATTCGGCGTGTTTCGAGGGCATTTGCCTCGCCTCGATCGCCTCCTTCCGAATCGCATTTAGCAGGTGCGGGTTCGCATCGAGCAGAGGATTTGCCTTGATCCAGACATGCTCATCGAAGTCCTCGTCGGCTTTTATGCCAGCAGCCTTATCCTCTTCGTCGACCGCATAGAAAACGACCAAGAAGTGATCGGCGGTGGTGCCGAATACGCCGGCAAGAAGCTTCTTTGCGAATTGCCGTATCTCGGCCCACGGGCCGGGATTGGTGTATCCCTCTGTCGTCGTATAAAGCCATAGCGGATTGCTCCGCGCGCCAGCTGCCGACGTAAGAACATTTAATAGGTCGGCGGACTTGTGAGCATGAATCTCATCGAGTCCAACATGCGACGGGTTCAAGCCATCTTGCGTGGATGCCTTTGCGTGGATCGGCTTAAAGCTGCCAAGCGTCTCTTCCCGCGAAATCGACTTCGCCCAGACTTCCAACCCGAACGCAGCGCGTAAATCACTGGTCTTCTCGACCATCTTCTTCGCGACGCCGAAGATGATTGATGCCTGGGGAAATGTCGTCGCGGCGCTGATCACCTGGGCGCCCGGCTCATCTTCACAGCATTGGCAGTAAAGCAGAATCGCCGCGGCTAAAGTTGATTTCGCATTCTTCCGAGCGACAGCGAAAAGCGCAGAAGTGAAGCGCCGGCCGCCTTCTCGGTTCCGAAATCCGAACAACTGCACAACAAAGAACACGTGGGAAGCATGCAGAATGATGTCCGGCGTTTCCCACTTGCCTTCAACGTGCGGCAACTTCTCTATGAAATCGCATGCGTCGCACGCGTGCCACTCGTCGAAAATGAACGGGTTGCCCTTCTTCTTGGCCCGCTTCAGATCGTCGAGAAATCTTTGCGCGGCTTGGCGAATCAGTTTTCCGAACTTCTTCCGCTTCTTGTCGGCGACCGCCTCCTTGGCATAGTCGGTGGCAATCTTTACGTAATCACGCACTGCGCCGGCCGTTCGTCGCGAATTTGTTGCCCGTCGGCTTCTCGCCAGCGCTGGAAACCTTACGCCGCGCAGCAGGAGTCATGCCGAATTCGGAAAAGAGGGCTTTTAGCGCCTGGTCTTCAGACGCCGTCAGCCCCATCCCCGCTTTTGCCTTCTGCCTGAACTGCTGCCAGGAGAAACAGAGCTGCTCAAGCGCATACAAGTCAACGACTTGCAGTACCGCGGCCTTCACCAACTGCGGGCCAAGCCGATTCCACATTTCCATCCCATCGGGATTCAGATGCATCGGCGGTTCCGGGAAACTCTCGATGAGATCAAATGAAGGTGCATCCGGCACCTCCCGATCAGGCCGATCCGTCCCGGCCAATACCTTGAGGTGCGGAGCCGTCGGCTTCCGTCCTCGTGCCATTTACCATCCTTAAAAAACCATTTTGGAATTTTGACGGTGCGAAAAAATGACTACGCGCCCGTGCTGAGGGCAAAAGGATTCAAGGTTTTGACCTCCCCCCCACCCACCAAACGAGAACGATTCTCGTTTGACTTGAAATTTCCGAATCCACCATCCTCTTTCGAGGTCTTGGCCGAGTGGCATGGCTTGCAGAGCGTCTGCCAGTTGCTTCCATCGGGTGGATTGTTGTGGCTGTTGCCGTCGACGTGATCAACGTGCGCCTCGTACTTACCCGCAACGATCGCTCCACACGATTGACACCGATAGCCATCACGCATCAACACTTGTTTACGTATGGCTCGCCATGGCGATGATCCCGTGTTCATCTCACGTGTAGCCTGCCTATTCGGTTCGGGCAGTTCGTGCCTAGGCGTAGACGGTGACGCGGGTCTATGCCGCGTCGGGCGGGTTGGCATTACCCTGCGAGGCCGCCGTAACTCGGCGCGGCGTCGTCCTGCATCTCGGGCTCAGCGCCATGGACCATCGCGTTCGTCAGGGCTGACAGGCTTTCGGCCAATGCGAAGTTGCTTCGCGCATGCTCTGCCAGCACATCAATTAGTGCTTCGATTTTGGCTTCGAGAGGGTGCGACATAGCGGAATAGAAAAAGCCCGCCGAAGCGGGCAAAGATCACACGTCGAGGAGACAGCGAGAAACGAAAAAGCCCGCGAGGCTTTCACCTTGCGGGCTCTGGCTGCACGAACTCCAGCCTTTCAGAAATCATACAAAAATTGCCGAAAGTGTGTAGATCTATTTTGTGTAGATTTTCTTACACACTTTGCAATTGAGCGCGCTTAAGTACCAAACTCATCTTCAAGGCACGTTCGGCATATCGGTTCATTCGGTTGTAGAACGTCTTGCGACTGATGCCCATACACGCAGCGAGTTGCTTCACCGGGCGGAAGCCATGGTGATAGAACAGGGTGAAGCAGATTGCTTCCTCGGGCTCCTGTTCGGCGAGGCCGTGCACTGCCATATTGAAGTAGGGCATGTCTTGGATGAGGTCCGCGTCAGGTTCCTCGCCTGCCCATTGCCGCGCCTTCTGAAACTGCCCAAGCAGACTGCCTGGCACCGGAGGCGCAAAGTACTTGCGCGTGCGACACCATTGCCCGTATTGGAGGCAGAGAACATGCAGTTGTTGGTCAGTCATTTCCTTCGGCCTCCAGCCCAAGCAGTCGGTCGCGGTATGGCGCCCATCGGTCGTATGCAACATTGAAGAGTCCTCGCTTCTCGTCACGTGTCAATTTGTTGCCCTGGTCGTATTCGGCGTGGCAGGTGAAGCACGCCGGCACCGTCAATCTGTCTGGGGTCTTCAGCCCCATTCCCTTTCCTTCATTCCTGTGCGCTGGTACGGTTGTCTGCCAGTCGCCACAACAGACACCGGGAATGCGCAGGTAGCACGGCTGGGCCGCACAGGCCGCAAGCGCAGCCCTGTCATGGCCTTCTCTCTTCTTCCGGGCCTTGCGCTTGAACGTCGTTCCCTTGAGCGCCGCTTTGCCACTGAACGGGCTGAGCACCGCCGACGCCGCGCGCTTGAACCCTGTGCGCTTCAGGGGCTTCTTTCGTTGCATCAAGCCGCCGAGCTCCAGTAGTGCTTCTCGACGGCCCGCGTCGCCGCATCGACCTCGCCGACCGTGCACATGCGCAGTTGCTCACCCCACAGATCCAGCGCCGTCCGAAGCGCCTGATTGCCGTCACCATCGAAACCGATGCGGCCAGCAGTCCGGAACCGATCACGCGCCCGCCGCATTGCCTCTTGTGCCCGAAGAAGGACCGGTGAGGCTTCAGCGCCAATGCCGTTCGATGCCAACACCCACGAGTGATTGAGCGCGCGCGCCAGGCAATCCCACTCCCTGCGCGTGCCGAGACCGTGAACCACCACGGCATCGAACGCGCTCAGCACCACCATTTCAAGTTCACCCGCATGCTCGTCGGTAACAGGCTCCCGAGCGACCGCGGCGCGCATTACCAACGGCACGCCGCTTCCACAAGGGCGAGGTGAGTAGCGCTTACGCGGCTTCTTGTTCCGGCTCACTTCACTTCCCGGGCCTTTGCTTCGCCCTTGAGCGCGGCGTAAGCGATACAGTCCTCTGCGCTGTCCGCGTGATAGCCGGGGCGCTGGAACAGCCGGACGTCCTTCAGCACCTGCAACAGCAGCCATCCCTCGGGCTCGCTCAAATCGCGGCCCGTGATCGCGTTGAACGCTTCAACTGCCTTGCCCATGCTGCGTTCACCTTCGGGTTTGTCGTATTGCGACGCGCGTGCGTCCATATGCTCCCTCGCCCTGACCAGGAGTCCGGTAGCCGTGGGGCGAGCGCTCTCACCCCCGCCACCGGCACCGCCGAGAATGATTGTCCGAGTTCCTATCAGCTTCCCTTCCTTCATCGCATTTCCTCGCAGAGCTGTTTGTGGGAATTGGCGTAGTTGTCATACGCCTTCATCGGCTTCCACTTCGGTCGGTAGGGACCGGTGGCGATGCTCGGCCTTGCCGCACGCGGTGCGCCCTTCGCGCGTTGAACCGGTGCCACCGCCTCTACGTTGGCTGTCGACCGCGTGACGGCGAGCCCGAATTCGAGCCCGCGGGATTCCTGCCGGATTACGAGAAGACCTTCGTTCACGAGCTCAACCACCAACCGATTCACCAGGTTGCGCGAGACTCCACAGATATCGGCCAGCGCCTGGCGGCCGTACCACTCGCCCTTGTCCATGCAATCCAAAATCACATTTTTCATGCCGCCTCCAGCGCCTTCTGAATCGTCTCGATCGCGGTCCCATTCGACACCATCGCGCCCGTGAATCGAAACACCCTCCATCCTGCGAGTGAAGCGGTGTTGTACTTCTCTGCGTCCGCCTGGAAACCGCTTCCGCGCGTGTGGCGCCCGCCCGTCCATATGCCTCCCTCGACTTCGGCGGCAATCATTCGGTCAGGCCAAGCAAAGTCGAAGCGCCACATCCGCGGAGGGGCAAATCGGTGCTCCCGCACTGGCTCAGGAACCTTCCGTGCCCGGCAATGAAACGCGAACAGCATTTCCAACTGGCTTTCCCTCTTAGGGCTCACTTTCCCTTCCTCCGGATGTGTTCGATGTATGCCCGCAATTCCTTGTCCTGCCTTTCCGCTGCCTCGTTACCGAAGCGCCGCCTCACCCTCTCAACAAGCGCCCTCGCCGGGTTCCCGTGTCCCGCCAGCGCCGCCCGTGCGGCATCGTCGAAGCGCCGCCAGCACTCTGCTTGCTTCAAGCGATCAGCCTCGCCGGCTCAGGCATGCCGGTATACGGCAGCAGTTCGGAGACCGCCGTGCGCGTGTAGCCCACCAGTGGTGTATCGCTACCACCAGCCATCACGGCACGGGCCAACTCGGCATTGCCAATGAGCACCGTCCCCTGTGACTGGAAGCCCGCGCGCGTATTGGTCGTTTCGGCGATCCCGATCAAGACCGGTGGATACTCGGGCACTTGGCTACGGCCTCGGTAGCCGCGGTACCGATTCACAAACTCGTTCTTCACGAACGGCCATTCGGATTCGTCCTTCGTACCCAGCGAGATCCACCCGCCCATTTCGAAGACAACTCGATGCGTCAGCGCGTCATCGAAGGCGACCGACGAGTACGTACCGACCTCACGCACGGCCTTGTCGACCTTGTGCCAGGCCAGCAAGGCGGAATCCTGCGTCGAGCCTTCGAGCATCTTCACAACGTCGGCGGGCTTCGGAAGAAACTGCCCAGCATCAGGGTTCGCGGCATGTCGCCCGAGCGCATCGCGCACCGCTGCGAGATCGAAAGCCTTCATTGCGCCCCACCAGACCTGTCCAACGAAGTCCGAATAGTCTTGGCGGTAAAAGGCGTAGACGTTGCTGATGAGCGAAAAGAACTCGACGGAATCGTTCGGTTTCATGCGCTCTCCCCTGCCATGATGCGAGCGGCCTGTGCAGCAGCGATCTCCCGGTTCCGTTGCTCAAGCAGCTCCTGCTTGTTCAAACCCGCTCCAGCGCCGCCACCCGTCAGCGGCTTCTCGTTGCGGACCCAATTGCGCCACGTGGCGTCCCAGTCGGTCTTCCGCCCTTGCTGTCCGGATTTCGCAGTCCAGTAGTCACGGAACTTGTCCGCTACCCGACGAACGTGGTCGGCAGTCCAGGTCGGCTGCTCTTGCAGCGCCCAATCGCCCAGCGCTTTGGTGAGAATCCAGTTGTCGGGTAAGCGCGTTCCGCGCGCACCACTGTTCCTTCCCTGTTCATTACTGTTAACTACTGTTACGGGTACCGAATTTGGGACTGTTTCCGGTGAAATTTGGGACTGTTTCGAGTCGGAATTGGGACTGTTTGATGTGGAATTCGGTACTGTTCCGTTTTCGGAACCGTTCCGTTTTTGGAACCGTTCCGTTTTCGGGTTGCTTTGGCTGCGAGGGCCGACCTTTACCTCAACGCCTCGCTCGACGTTGATTTGGTACACGACGATCTGCCTGGTGCGCCCGGTGCGCTCGCCCGTGTCCGTAATCCACCCGGCATCCTTCAAGCGATCGATGTTGGCCAAGACGGTCTTGCGATCCTGCTCGGTCCAAGCGATGAGGGTGTCGATGCTCGGGAACGATACGAAGTCTTCGCTGGCGAAGTCTGCGAGCGCCATCAGCACCGATTTTGTTGGGCCTTTCCCCACCTTTTGGTGGCGAGCCCAGGTGATTGCGTCAAGGCTCATTCCGACGCCCCGACTTTCACCCGGAACAGCGTCAAGCCACGGCGAATCGGGGTAGCCTCGACGTAGCCGGCCGCCTCCAGCGCCTTGATTGAGTCGCGCACTGCCGATTCCGACATGCCGCAGTCACGTGCCAAGCGGCTGATCTTCGGCTGCGACTCGCCCGTCGACATGACGGCGTGATGGCTCAACGCCAACAACACGATCTTCTCGGTGTGGCGCAGCTCGACGCCCCACGCTTGATTGACTCTGTGAAAGCTCATGGGCGGCTCCTCAGTGGTCGCACGGCATCTCGCCGTTCGGCTGGCGCACAGCGCCACAGCTAATGCAGATGTTGGCAGTTATCCCGATATCGGGACCAAAGCTCGCGCGGGCGAGACGTGAATAGAACTCCGACTGGGCGTCGACGGGCGGTGAAGAAGTACCGTCGGCAACTTCTGACTTGATGGCTTTCTCGCTCACTTCGCCGCGCCCTCCAGCCCGATGGGGGCTTCACCGGTGGTCCGCATTGCCATCTCGACTGCGCCAACTAACGACTTCTTCACCGAAATGTCGTTGATCAGGCTGTTGTGCAAACGTGGCAGCTCACCCGGGTCAATGCCGTCCAGCAGGTCGGTAGCGTCGGATTCCGTCCTGTGATTCGCATGAACAATCGACTGCACGATCTGCTGCGGACTGAGTTCGTCGCTATCGAAGAGCGTGCGCACACGAACCGATACGTCTACCGGCGCAAGCCAGGCGTTCAGGTATGACAGGCGAATGTCTGCCGGCATGGCGGCCAAGATCGAGCGCTCGAAGTTCGCCGGCAGCAGGTTCGTGTCTTTCGTCCGGTCATCCAGCCACCGGAAAATCCGATCCGCCGCGTTCTTCGCAGCGGTGAACGCGTCGCCGGACATGTCGAACTCAAGTCGCGGCAGCGCATCACCGCCCCACGCTCTGTGAGCCTCAACGATTTGCAGAGCGACGGTCTCGCGGCTGCCCGCGCGCTGGCGCCAAGCGTCGACGTGATCCGACAGGATGGCAAGCTTCGTTTTGTGCGATTCGTTTCGCATGTATTTCTCTCCTCGTGCGCCTACAGTGATACGCATGCAACCACTACTCAAATCTGGCGAGTCCCCCGACGGTGCTAAGCTGTGCGCTCTTCACTTCGTACAACTCATCATCCATCGGGGTACTCATGACTTTGAAAACAAGGGGCGAAAGGCTCGACGAACTGGAATCATTCCAAATGGGTGTCATCGCGGCACTTGGACTGCTCAAAGCAGCACTTCAAAAGAGCCCCGGATTCAATCAAACGCTTCTGGAAGACGGCATCGACTTCGTACTCGCCAACCCGTCAAGCCAGGTCATAAAGGAGCCGTTCGAGCGCCCGCTACGGGCTCTCAGAGCGGATCAATCGGATGTTGCGCGCGGCACTCTGCACGAGGAGTAACCTCCACGCGCCCGTCCTGCGTCATTCGCCATTTGCCGGAAGTGGCAGAGATTGCGTCGAGCGCATCTGCCACTTCAAATTCCTCCTCAAGCCGCAGTGCCGGACTGATGAGCCAAAGCACGAACTGCGCGTACAGTCGTTTCATTTGCTCTCTCCAGTAGCGCCGCCGACAAGCTCTGGCCAGATCAAGTGCCAGTCGTCGGGGTAGAAAGTTCGCCGGGAAACTGCACCATCACTTGCCAGCTCGACACCGACACTGTTCTCGTGGTCAGGCTTTCGCCCCCCGTACCCGTGGCGCCATTGCCGGATCTGGGCGTCACTCTTGACGTGGTAGCCGAGCGAGCACATGCGCTCGCGGAATTGGGCGACCGTTGGCGCGTCTGACTGCGAAAGGTAGGTGTCAAGGTTCATGGAAACCCATATTAGTAGCATTTGCTACTCAAAGCAAGAAGCAAACGCTACTGTAGCATCCGCTACTATCCACCCAATGAACGAACTCGAAATTCAGCGGTGGCGGATTAAGCGCCTCGAAGATGCGGTTGAGAAGGTTGCGGACGGCAACAGGACAGAGTTTGGGCGCCGTTTGGGCTACAAAGACGGCGCATTCATTCGTCAATTGCTAGGTGGCTCGCGGCCCATTCGCGAAAAGACGGTAAACGCAATAGAAGCGCTTCCGGGAATGAAGGGGTGGTTTTCGCAGAATCACTCAAGCGGCTCGGCAACCCCAGGGTTTCAGAACGTCGAGGCGGCAGCGCTTGGCGCTAGACGTGTCCCAGTCATCAACTACGTCCAGGCAGGCCTGATGGTCGAGGTGGTGGACCCGTTCTCATTGGGTGGCGGCTTCGAAATCATCGAAGTGTCCATTCCGTGCTCGTCACGGACTTTCGCTCTCAGAATTCGGGGCAACTCGATGGAGCCACGCTTCTATGAAGGCGACCTGGCCATCATCGACCCAGAACTGACACCCAAGCCTGGGCAGTTTGTGGTGGCAAAGAACACCAGTGAGGAAGCCACCTTCAAGAAGTACCGCCCCCGTGGCCTCGACGAGCGTGGAAACGAGATTTTCGAGCTCGTCCCCTTAAACGATGACTATCCGACGCTTCACAGCGAGCGCGATCACCTTCACATCATTGGAGTGTGTATCGAGCGACGGGAAAACATGCTTCGATAAATCAATATATCTATGGCATTCGGGGAATTTTCAGACGCAGATCTCGACGATATGCGAACGACACCCAAGTCCATCCTTAACCCGACCGCTAGATGGGTGACAAAGGGAGGTCATAGGGAAAAGAACTATCAACTGGTTGCCCAACGGGACCCGGAAGAGTGCTATCGGATATTCGTTCGAGTGTCGGCTTCCAGAGACTCCGTTTTTTCGGTCGGTCTTGCCAGAGTTTTTCCCTCCGAAAAAACGCTTGTGTTACTTCGGTACAACGGCGCGTATCATTCCCATAGGAATGTCATCGAACGCAACGTCGTGCCACCCGTCTATCACCGCCACATCGCCACCCAACGATATATTTTGGCGGGCAACGATCCCGACGGCTATGCCGAGCCGATCGAACGGTACAATTCGGTCGATACGGCACTTGACTGCCTCCTGCGCGATTGTGGCATCCCGAGTCCGAGTAGCCCCAACCAACAACCATTGAATATTTGACGTGCTTGCCGAAGCCCCAGCGACGATACGCCGCCTTCTCTGCGAGTCTTGGTGCGCCGATCTTGACGTAGGTCTGGACGGTGACTCCGTTCGTCTTTCGATGCCACTCACAGAACCGGATGGCGATTTCGTGACCGTCTGGCTAAAACAAACGCTCGGCGGATGGAGACTCGAAGATTCCGGCGCGACAATAATGCGCCTGTCGTACGACTCGGATGTCTCCACCGCATTGCGCGGGCCTCGGCGTGTTCTAGTCGACAATATGCTCGCGGAATACGGCGCACGACTCGACGATGAAAGCGGGCAAGTTGTGGCTGAATCATCTGAAGGTGATCTCGGTCATTCGCTCTTGCGATATGGCCAGGCGATCTTGCGCGTAAATGACATCAAGTCGTGGACTAGAAACCGTGTGGCGTCCACATTTTTCGATGACTTGCAGTCGCATCTTGTTCGAATTGCCGGGCCAGACAGAGTTGTAAGGGAGTATCAGGTTCCCAATGTGCCTGCTGCCGAAGATTACCCCGTAGACTTTTTTATTTCTGGGGCTCAGGAGCCGCTGTTTGTGTTCGGCATCCCGTCAAAAGATCGCGCACGTCTTGCGACCATCGTGCTTCAGCACCTCCAGCAGCATGTGCCTCGCTTTAATTCAGTCGTCGTGTTTCAGAATGCGTCCGAAATTGGGAGCGGCGATTTGCGCAGACTGATGAATGCGTCCAACGACATGGTAGATTCCATTGACGCAACGGACGCCCTAGAACGAAAAATTAGGCACCGTCTCCAAGCCGCATGAAATCTAACCCGCTTCGGCGGGTTTTTTGTTGCCTGCGTAAAATTGCCCTCAAAAAAGAGTAGCAAATGCTACTTGCACTCATGAGTAGCGTTTGCTACTATCAATCCAACGCAGCACACATCGCTGCCCGCCCGCAGGTCGGGGCGCTCCTTAAAAACTCAGTTACCGATAGAACACGCCGATGGCGTCCGCTCTTCGCGGGTGCGGCTAGGCGCAGGGCGGAACCCTCTTGACCTGCCCCCTTCGGTAGGGCCAAGGGGCTTCTAGCAAAGTCCCATTCAAACATGCTCCTGAACGGCAGGAACGGCCGCTGTTGCCCGTTGCTTGGCCGCGAATTCGGCCGGCGATTGGTAGTTCAATGCGCTATGTGGCCGCGCCTCGTTGTAATCCTGGCGCCATGCCGCGATGACCACCCGGGCTTGGGCGAGCGTCGTGAACCAGTGCTCGTTGAGGCACTCGTCGCGGAATTTGCCGTTAAACGACTCGATATAGGCATTCTGCGTCGGCTTGCCCGCCTGAATCAGTTTCAAGGTGACGCCGTTGGCGTAGGCCCACTGGTCGAGCGCGCGGCTCGTGAATTCCGGCCCCTGGTCCGTGCGTAACGCCTTGGGATATCCCCTGAAGCGAGCCGCCCGGTCCAACATACGCGCCACGTACAGACCCGAGATGCCGTGGTCCACGACGATGTCGACGGCTTCCTTGGTGAAGTCATCGACGATGGTCAGGCACTTCAGACGGCGTCCATTTGACAATGCATCCATCACGAAATCAATCGACCATACCTCGTTTGGCGCGCTCGGCAAGGCGAGTTGCTCGCGCTCGACCATCACGCCGTGGCGCCGGCGGCGACGCCGCACGGCCAGTCCAGCCTCGCGATACAGCCGGTGCACGCGCTTATGGTTCGCGTGAGTTCCTTCGCGCTCGAGCAGCGCGTGTAGCCGCCGATAACCGAAGCGGCGACGCTCGTGCGCCAGCGCCACCAGACGCGCCGTGAGCGCCTCATTCTCGTGGTCCGGCTGCACTTCGTAATGCAGTACGCTGCGGGAAAGCCCGACAAGCCGGCAGGCGCGACGCTCGGAGATATTGACCTTCTGCCGAATCGCCGCGACCGCCTCGCGTTTGGCCTGTGGGCTCAGGGCTTTCCCTTTACGACCACCTTCAACGCTTCCATGTCGAGCATCGCTTCGGCCAACAGCTTCTTGAGCCGCGCGTTCTCCGCCTCCAGGTCCTTCAGCCGACGAGCCTCCGAGACCTCCATGCCGCCAAACTTCGCACGCCATGTGTAGAACGATCCATCACTGAAACCATACTTTCTGCACAGTTCCTTGACCGGCAGACCCGCCTCGGCCTCCTTCAGGAAACCAATAATCTGCTCTTCCGTAAAGCGCTTCTTCATGTCCGTCTTCCTCTCTGAAAACGGACTTTACTAGATTGCCGGTGGCCCGGTTTATCGGGGGCAGGTCACTCTACCCCTGAGACACAAGACCGGAGGCTATCCAAGCGCCGCCTGGCTGCTTCGTGCGGCTATAGAACGTCGCTTGGATTGAAGAGATGCAGCGCCGCCGTGAGCCGGCTTAGCCGGGAGTAGCACGGGGCTCTGCATCCAAATGCTGTATCTGAGGCGGCTTTCTTCCGAGAGCCGCGCCATATACACGAGGAGGCGTCAGATGGAAAACCAGCATCGCAAGATCACCGGGTATCGCGAGTTGTCCGCCGAAGAAATCGACCTGATGAATCGAATCAAAGCTACGGGTGCGGAGCTGCTCGCGCTGCACGCCGAGCTCGAAGCCAAATTGACCGAAGACTTTCGGCGCAAGTGGATCGCGCGTACCAAGGAAGAGTATCGGGGGGACGAGGACACCCCTGACACGGAGGAGTTTCAGCGGTTCGAAATGGCTGAACCCAAGAAATGGGCCGACTTCGGAAAAACCAACATTCAAGTAGGAATCATGGCGCTCGTGCGCGCCGTCGCACAACCTGCGGTCTGACCGACCCCCCCCCGGAGAGGGAACGCCCCCGATGATGCAGGCGTGACGGCCGCCAGAGTGCGGCATTTTCAAGTAAGCAGCCCGGCACGTAGGCTCGGCGACGCCAAATAGCCCGTATCCCCTAGACCATGATGGATCGCGTGGTCGGGATGCTCTCTTGAGGGAATCGTCGTTCTACTGCAGGGTCAGCAATTCTTCAATTCTTCTTTCCAGCGCTCCACTTCCGGATACTCCTTTGCTGCGCGTTCGAGCGACTCGGGCTTGATTTCGGCCAAGGCCTTGGCAACTTCGTCCTTCGTCAATCCCAGTTGGTCTGCAAAGCGGAGCGAAAGATCCCTAAAGAATTGCTGAGCAAGTATCCATTTGCTAATCAACAATTGCTGCTTGAGATACGTGTCCTTGAAGGTGCCGTTCGCATTCGCAATCTCGTGCAGCGGCATAGTTAGCAATCGCTTATATGACTCGAGTTCCTCGCGAAGACGAGCGTTCTCTACCGCCAGATTTCCAGAGCTGACGTTCGCCTGCTCCAGAAGCCCCTGTTGCTGACGGTTGAGCGTCTGCTGGTTGAAAATCTCCGCGTCCTGAATCGCCTGTTGATGCCGCAGGTCATTCAGCGCTGACTGCTGCTGATCATTCTCGTTTGCCAACCCAATAATTACTTGGTCGCGGATGGTCATGGTCGTCCCCGTTGCATATTCGTCCCGAGATTAGAAGCCAAATCAGCTTGGCCGTAAACGCCGCCGACCCCATCAAAAATGATAGTGACTCTGAGCGAACATCAGTCAGCCCGAGCACTTTCAAGTGAGCAGATCCGCGTCGGCGCGGCGACGTTAAATAGCCCGTAACCGTCCCCCGGTAGCTGGAAGGGTCTGCTCTCTTGAGGGCACACTACGAAGAACTTTTGCGCTTGAATTTCGCTGAGGTCATTGAAATTTCAATCTCCTCATAGTCTTTGAATAGCGCTAGTAACACAGCCACTCCGACAGCCACCACGAATACGAGAGCCGAAAGCTCCATCCCCGTAATGCCCGCGGCAACGACACCCGAAACGCCCATTGTGAATGGCGAAGCCGCGGCCAAAGCTGCAATGGCTGCCAGGCCAGCGACGCCAAGAGTCGCAATTCTCTTGGATTTTTTAAGCTGTCCTACGAGTTCCCCCTCGACAAAGATCACGTCAATCTTTGCTTCGATCGCTTCTTTGAGTTCGCTTTTCGTTCGAACGACAACTTCGCCCATGGCTTCCCCCGATGTATTGATTTTGTGCGTTTTTGACTTTGGCAGGTCGTCCGAATGCTAACGCATTTTTGCTTAAGCGGTAGTAGAGCGAGCCTGACCGCTCACAGGCCCATGGCGGACATGGTTAAAGCCGCTTCGCCCCGGTGTTCTGCCGGGGCTTTCCTACCTCGCCGGAGGATTCCCATGTTTGCAGCAGAGATTCGCCAATACCAGACGGGCTGGCGCGACGCCATGCGCGGCACGCCCTGCCAATCCGATGACCTCGCGTACCGCCTCGGCTATCGCGATGCCTCCATCTGAGGCGCGCCATGCTTGATCGATTTCTCATTCGGACCGTCAACAGCGCTGACCGCTGGATTCGTGCCCACCAAGCCGCGGCATGGTCGATATGGGCTGTTCTCGTGGTCGTGTGCCTTTACGTCAGGTGGATGCACGACGCATGAGCAACGCCCCAAACAGGGCGGCAGCAAAACGAGCATGGGAAGCCCTACGCCCTCTCGTCAACAAGCAGCAAGCACGATCCCGCAGGCCGCTTCTCACCGGCTCCGCGCGGCACCATGACGAGACTGAAGCGCGCCAGGCGCTTCTCGATGCTCTTGCCACGCATTCACCAGCCCTGCTCGCCGCCCTCGCCTTCTACATCAAGACCGATGCCCAGCGGCGCACCGACGTCGAAGAAGACGCCGAGCGCTGGCGTCACATCGAATCCCACTACCCATACGGCGGACACCCTTCCAAGGGATTCCGAGAACACATCCGTACCGCCGTCGACCGCGAACGAGGAAAGAAATGACCGCCGTACCGTCCTTCAAACAGAAGATCAACGACAAGGAAATCCGCCGTGCTGACGCGATGAAGATCCGCCACGAGGATATCCACGTTGAACCCGGCTTCAATCTGCGCGCCTCGCTCGACCTTCTGGACGGCGACGCACTCGAAGCGGCCAAAGAAGATGACGAAAGCCTGTTCCGCCACATCATGGCGGGCGGGCAGTACCCGGCTCTCGAAGTTCGGCCGCGTGCCGAGGGCGGCGTCTGGCTTGTCGACGGGCACCGCCGGCATGCTGCCATCGGTCGCGCCGACGCAGCGGGCGCACCGCTTCGTGACAAAGACGGCGAGTTGATGGTGCGGATCGACGCGTTCGACGGCAACGACGCCGACAGAACGCTTCGGATCCTTTCGAGCAACAAGAAGCGCGACCTCCATCCGCTGGAGAAGGCATTCGGCTACCAGCGATTGGCCCGCTTCGGGTGGGACAACGCCCGCATCGCAGAAGGCGACCACGTGTCGCCACAGTGGGTTGGCAAGATGCTGGTGCTGGCCGGCGCGAACACGGACGTTCATCGCATCGTGTTCGCAGGGAAGGCCTCCGCGTCAGTCGCAGCCGATGCCGTCCGCCAGCATGGCGAACAGGCAGGCGCGTTTCTGTCCGGCGAATTGCAAAAGGCCACTGCGGGCGGGAAGAAGAAGGTCACGGCTGGTTCGATCAAGGGCCGCGCGTATCCGAGAAAAATCGTCAGTGCGTACGTCGAGCGTGTCGGCTCGTTCGTTTCGCACCTCCCGGAAGCGCAGCGCCACGCCATCGCGAACAGCGAAACTGACTTTCAAGTGACAGTCAGCGCTAAGGCACTGCGCGAACTGCTCTCGGCTCACTCCGATATCAGCGCCACAGCAGCACCGGCGCGAGAGGGCTGATCATGCGAATCTGGATTCCCAAGAGTCACATGTCAGCAAATCGCAGAGGCCTCTTAGTCCCCGGCTAACACTCGGGTTTTCGCGTGCTTAAGCTCAAACAATGCAGTCTCGAATCCCCCGTTGTAATACACGGGAAACGAAGATGTCTGGGAAATTTTGTCGACGACTCGTTGCATAACCTCCACTGCATACGAAAAGTGGACGATCGCTTCCGACGAATCAATGTCAGAAGTCGGAAACTCCTTCATAAGCTTCAACGCATACAGCATGCGCGGGGAGAAATCAGTCGCGAAGTGAGCAAATGCCTCCTCGTAGCCTTCTGGAGGAGAAATAAAAGCTTCAATCGCGGATATACCTACTCCTATCGTTGCAGCGGCACACGATCTCTTCTGACGGCGCTGCACTCCTGCCTGGTAATGAAGAAGCAAGACACCAGCGAATAACGCCGCAACTGAACCTACGGCCTGCACCCAACTCGCCCAATCACTGCTGCTACTCGGCGGAAAACGCCAGAAGGCGACGATAAGCACCCCAACTGAGATACCACCGAAAAAGCTCACCTTGTAAGTGCGCATGCATTCGCTCGCTCAAAATTTTCAGGAATCCTAGCATGAGCCCCTACGAACCACGCCCCGAAGGGCTGAATACCCAGCCAGCGCCTCCGTCTGTGGTGGAGACGCTCGTTCTCCATCAAATGAATTCAGCGCTCTGCGACTTCTCAATGCGCTGGATGCTCGACGGTGATTACCTGCGTTGCCGCAAGTGCAAGCGCCCGATCATCGCAAGCCGCGCAGATATGCCCTTCTCTCACGCGTCGGGCTGTAAGGCCGCGAGTACGTCGGAACCACATCCGTGGCGTGTGCTCGCGAGTCTGCTTGCCCCTCTCACCGCCTTGTCGTGTGAGGTGAACGCGTGAGCCCCTGGACGCCGATTCGACGCGTCATCGCTTCCGGACAAGTGGAGGTGAACACGCCATCCGAGTTCGCTGGCTGGTGGCAAGACGGCTACTGGATTCGAGTCGCTCAGGACGAGGACTACACCAACGACTGGTACATCACCGTCAGGCATCCCGACGGTGGGTATCTCTACGACGGCTGGTGGACCGATAGCGGACACAGAACCGTCGACGAAGCAGTCGCGGAAGCATTTCGTGGCGCTGAACTGCTGGAGGACGACGCCAAACAGGAGAACCAGAATGCCTGACAACAAGACCGTGACGCTGGCCGACGCGATCATCAAGCAACTCGATGACCCCATGTACAAGATGTGGACTATCCAGGATGCGGTGCGAGATGCGGTCCGAAGAACTTCCGCCCCCACGCCAGCCGCACAGAGCGCAGGGCAAGAGGCGGTAGCGTGGGGCGTCTATTGGGGTGTCGTGCGAAAGAAGCTGGCGTGGCCGCCGTATTCGACCAAAGGGGAAGCCGAACGCGCGGCCGAGCAGATCAAGTCCGACACCGAAGTACGCCCGCTCTACGCCGCGCCCGTGAATGGCGGCGAGCGCGAGCAGGCAATCGAAGAAGCCGCTCAGATCGCGGACACGTTCAAGTGCGGCACCTGCGGCATGGACGGCAAGTGCGCTGCGGCGATTCGAGAACTCAAGGGCGTGCGCGCCGCAGATGCGCAGCAGGTGGTCGGCGAACCGTTCGCATGGGTAACGCTCAATTTCGCCACAGGCAAACCGTACAGCGTCCACGAGACCGAAGCCGAAGCTGATGCATACATCCAACAGGTGCACCAATCCAGTGACAGCGTGACTCTGACGAAGCGCGCCGCCCTCACGTCTCCCGCGAAGGTGCCCGACGCCGTTATGCGTGCGCTCGACCGTATGTCGACGCCGCTGCACGATTCGCGCCTGTCCGGGCTGACTGCCGAACTGGATGCCGCCAATATTAAGACCATCCGCGACTATGTGCTGACCCACGGCATCGCCAAAGTCACGCCGGAGGAGCAAAACGAAATCAATGCCGCGCTCGATGCTGACGATGCGTTGCAGGCCGCGAAGGTGGGCGGTTACGCGCCGACCGACGACGATATCAAGCGCTTTGCACTGGAGCACATTGCCCCGCACGCGAAGACGTTCGCACCGGACAAGGAATACAAGGAAACCGAGCAGTTCCGACGCGTCAAGGCGTACACGCTCGCATTGCTCGGCAGTCATGCCGCGAAGGTGGGCGGGGATGAGCGGGCGGCGGCCGTATATGCCGCCATCGTCCAACGATGTGAGGTTCAAGGTTACCCGCTTGAACCGGAGGTCGTGGCCGAGTTGGCTGACGTAGCCGCCCGCGCCGCGCTGTCGGCGGATGGCGGGGAGCGCAAGGATGCGACGGCTGCCGCGCGCGATGTGCTGGCCGAGCGCCAACGGCAGGTGGAGTCCGAAGGCTGGACGTTCGAGCACGACGACGAGCATGTGAACGATGAAATAGCGGCACTCGCTGCGCTCTACGCCATGCCGCAGGCTTCTCGCTATTGGGACGCATCGTCCACCGGTTACGGCGACACATTGGCCGAGGCGATGCTACCGCACGGATGGGTTGCGAAGGACGGCGACCGTCGCCGCGAGTTGGTGAAAGCGGGTGCCCTGATTCTTGCCGAAATTGAGCGCATCGACCGTGCCGCTGTCGCTGCCGAACAGGAGAAGGAAGATGCGTGAGCGCCCGATCCTTTTGAACGGCCCGATGGTCAACGCAGCGCTGGACGGCTCGAAGACGCAGACGCGGCGCTTGGTTAAAGGCTTCGCGCTGGAACTGCTTCAGCCGGGCAACTTCACGCCGGAATACGTTGCGCTGCCCGAGAACGGCCTGAGCCCCTTCGGCTTCGCTGGCGACAGGCTGTGGGTGCGTGAGACGTGGCAGCACAGCAACCACCCGCTCGGGCCGTATGACGACGACTGCCTTGTGTTCTATCGCGCCGACTATCTCGACGATCCCCTCGGCCCCGATCTGGAGCGGTCGCCAGACGGCATCCGTCGCCAGTGGCGGCCATCGATCCATATGCCACGCGCAGCAGCGCGAACGTTGCTCGACGTGACCAGCGTTCGTATCGAGCGCTTGAACAGCATCAGCGATGAGGATTGCATCGCCGAAGGAATCGGCCTAAACGGCAGCGCCGCCGGCGTCATGTTCTCGGCGCGGGACGACGACACGCTGCCGCGCGCGATGTACCGCGACCTGTGGGAAAGCATCTACGGCATCGGGTCGTGGAGCGAAAACCCGTGGGTGTGGGTGGGCGGGTTCGAGCGCGTCGACGGCGCCGAGGGGGCGTGATGATCGCGATTCATGAGACGTGCTTCGCCCAGTCAAGCCAGCCGAGTGAGAGAAGAGTTTGCACGACAACGGTCACGGTGGCCCCGAGCGCGGCAGCTATGGCAGCCCACTTTGTCCATCGTGCGGATCTCTCTGCTGCGTCCGTCGCGCGGCGGACCTCCGCCAATTGCTCGGCACGTTCTCTAGCGGCGTCCGCTCGCAGTCGCTGGGTTTCTGCGGCCGCTTCGACGCGCAATCTCTCGTTCTCTGCCTCAGCTTCGGCTCGCAAGCGTTTGTCGATCCACGCTTCAACGATGTTTGTGGTGCGCTCGTCGCGACCGAACAGCCCGTTCGCGAATGCGTCGCGAACGGCTTGGACGTCTCGGCCTGGCTCGCGGGAAACCCACACTTCCAGCTCGGCCATATGTGCAAATGCCATGCATGCCCCCGTTTTCGAGGAATCCTAGCATGATCAGAGACCAGTTCTTGCTGGACATTTCCCCCGAGCTCATCATCGACAACTTCGCCGGCGGCGGCGGTGCGAGCTGTGGCATCGAACTCGCGCTCGGGCGCCACGTCGACCATGCGATCAACCACGACCCAGAGGCCGTGGCGATGCATGCCATGAACCACCCGCAGACCGAGCATCATTGCGAATCGGTGTGGGACGTTGACCCGCTCGCGCTCACGCAGGGGCGTCCCGTCGGCCTCGCCTGGTTCTCACCGGACTGCAAGCACTTCAGCAAGGCCAAGGGCGGGAAGCCGCGCGACAAGAAAATCCGAGGCCTCGCATGGGTGGCGATGCGCTGGGCTGCGTTAGTGCGCCCGCGCGTCATCATGCTCGAGAACGTCGAGGAATTCCGTACCTGGGGGCCGGTGCTCGCGGATGGCTCTCCCTGCCCGCGGCGCAAAGGTCAGACCTTCCGTTCGTTCGTGCGTCAGCTTGAAGCCTTGGGCTATGTGGTCGAGCACCGCGAGCTGCGCGCGTGCGACTACGGCGCGCCCACGATCCGCAAACGCCTGTTCCTGATCGCGCGCTGCGACGGAAGGCCAGTTGTGTGGCCCGAGCCGACCCACGGCGCACCGGGTAGTGCAGCGGTGATTGCTGGCCTTCGCAAGCCGTGGCGGACGGCTGCCGAGTGCATCGACTGGTCGATCCCCTGCCCCTCGATATTCGAGCGTACCAAGCCGCTCGCAGACGCCACGCAGCGACGCATCGCACGAGGCATCCGACGCTATGTCATCGACTCGGCAGATCCGTTCATTGTCAAGGTGAACCACGCCGGGGCCGAGTTCCGCGGCCAGCCCATCGGCACGCCTTTGCAGACGGTCACGGGCAAGCATGGGTATGGTGTCGTCGCGCCGCACCTGACCAAATTCCGTACCGGCTCGACGGGCTCGGATCTGCGTGACCCAGTGCCGACGATCACCGCTGGTCCGAAGGAAAACCCTGCCGGTGCAGCGCACGCGCTAGGCCTGATCGTCCCGGTCTTGACCGAGTGCGCGAACGCGTCGACGCAGCGATCGTGGCCGGCAGACGAGCCGCTGCGCACCCAGTGCGCCGAGGTCAAGGGCGGCCACTTCGCGCTCGCGTCCGCCACGCTGGTGCAGACTGGCTACGGCGAGCGCCCCGGCCAAGCACCCCGCGCTCCAGGTCTCGATAAGCCGCTAGGCACCGTTGTGGCCGGCGGCGCCAAACACGCGCTGGTGTCGGCCTTCCTCGCCAAGCACTACGGTGGGAACTACGACGGTCCGGGCGTCAGCCTCGATCAGCCGACCAGCACGGTCACGACCACCGACCATCACGCGCTGGTGTCGTCCCACCTGGTCAAGCTGCGCAACAACCAGTTTGGCCAAGACACGCGCGAGCCGATGCCGACACTCACCGCCGGCGGCGGCCATGTCGGGGCGGTGAGAACGTTCCTGGTGAAGTACTACAGCGAGGGCGGCCAGGATCAGGATTGCCGTGACCCGATGCACACGATCCCAACCAAGGATCGCCTCGGCCTGGTCACCGTCGCCGGCGAGCAATACCAGATCGCTGACATCGGCATGCGCATGCTCGAGCCGCATGAACTGTACGCGGCGCAGGGCTTCCCGGCGTCATACGTCATCGCGCCCGTGCTCAACGGCAAGCGCATGCCGAAGCACGCACAGGTCCGCATGTGCGGCAACAGCGTCAGCCCGCCAATGGCTGCCGCGCTCGTGCGCGCGAACGTGCCGGAAATGGCGGCCTGGAGCGCGAAGGAGCGACGGCCAAGGGCGGCAGCATGACCACCCACCGCCTTACAACGAAAAAAGGCCCATCGATGGGGATGGGCCCTAAATCCGCGGCGCCAGGGGGCAAATCAGCACCATACGGTCAGATCAGTCTACGAAACCAAAATACCGCAGGAAGTATGGAATACCCGGCACACCCAAACGACCGTTTGAGATCTTCGCCGCTGCCGAACGCAGTGTCATCAAAGCGCCGCTCAGCAGCCAACAAGCCGATGATCGATCGCCGTCTGGATCTCTTCGACAAGCGCCGCCTGGATCTCGTCCAGTTCCTCGACCTTCGCCAGCTTCAGCTTGCGGGCGCCGAACGGCTCGATGAGCTCGACGCCATCAAGCGGCGTCACCTCGATGGTGATGTCCCACAGGGTCGCACGCTCGCCGATCTCGATGTCGACGTTGCAACCGCGATACACGAAGTTGAGGGTGGGCATGGTCTGAGCGGCTTCCGAGAGTGGCCGGGTAACCATGATAGTACGAACGAACTTCTGCGGGTCACCGCGAAGGAATGGAGGTTAGACGATGGGAGCGATAAGCATTCGTGAAGCCGCCGAACTGCTCGGCGTTTCCTACAGCACAGCATATGCTCACCGGCAGGAACTTGGATTTTTCCGAGTCGGAGCCGCGTGGCGGATATGGCCCGAGCAACTGAAAAACATCCCGGCGTACAATGGCAACCGACCGGCGCCGGCGGAGAAGGAGAAACTATGCCCATCCGTAAGCGCGGAGACGTCTATTGGATTGACATCCGCTTACCAGGCGGAGAAAGACTTAGACGTTCTGCTGGCACGAGCGACCGAAAGGAAGCTCAGGAATACCACGACAAGGTCAAAGCCGAAGCGTGGCGAGTAACAAAGCTCGGGGAAAAGCCGTCCCGGACGTTCGCAGAAGCCGCCGTAAGGTATCTGACAGAACAGTCCGGGTCGAAGGACTACGAGAGTAAGGAACGGCACATTTTGCATTTTCGTGAGTCGTTCCGCGGCGAAGCTCTGGACAAGCTCACCCGTGACCGCATTATAGATGCACTGCCTCAGACGTACATGCGCGGCAAGACGGAGACAAAGACGAGCAACGCAACGAAGAACCGCTATCTTGCGACCATTCGGGCGATGCTCAACGATGCCGCAGGCCCGTGGGAGTGGATCAATCGAGCGCCGACATTGGAGGACCTTGTTGAGCCTTCAAAACGCATTCGTTGGATCGCGCCTGAGGAGGCACAAAAGCTGCTCAAAGCCATCAAAACCGACTGGCTGAGAGATGTTGCAACATTGGCCCTTTCCACTGGCTTGCGGCGCGGCAATATCTTCGGTCTGGAATGGTCGCAGGTTGACCTAGTGAGACGACGCGCTTGGATACATCCCGACCAAGCAAAGGCGGGTAAGCCGATTGGGGTTCCGTTGAACGACGAGGCCGTCGAAGTGATTCGCCGCCAGATCGGGAAGCACCAAACTCGTGTCTTTGTGAGGAATGGCGAACCGCTGGAGTATCTGGATAACGTCCAATGGAAAGGCGCATGCAAGCGTGCGGGGATCAGCGATTTCCGATTCCACGACCTGCGCCATACATGGGCAAGCTGGCATGTCCAGAACGGAACGCCGTTGCAAACTCTGATGGAGATGGGGGGATGGGCGAGCTACGAGATGGTTCTGCGTTATGCCCACCTTGCGCCCGACCATCTGGCCGAGCATGCAAACTCGGTCACAATTTGGGCACAAGTGCCTCGGAGTTTTGAGGCACAGCAAAACAAAAAGGCCGGATAA